CCTTATCATACCGGATCAGGTATAAATTGGAGTTATGGTTTGTTTATGGAGGATAAAAAATATCACCTTAAATATTTTAAATGTGGATGGGAAGAAGTTGAGCGATTTAGATCGTATGAGCCGCAACTGATCATCGACAAAATTAACGAACTGGAGGGAATAGAAAATGTTAAACCAACGCAAGAATGACGAACGCCGCTCATTAGAAGCCGCACAGCTATCTTTGTTAAACAAAACAATCGAGACTCAGGCTGCAAGGATTAAAGAGCTGGAATCAAACGTAGTGACCGATAACAGCAAAGCGCTGGCTAATGCATTGGAGAAAATTGATGAGCTGGATATGCAGCTATCAGAGCGTATTCTAATGGATGATATGGACATTAAATGGCTTCGCGAGATTGGAATGTGGGACGTATACATTGGCAAGCCTGACGTAATTAAAATAGTTAATCGCATTAAAGCGCTTGAGTCGTTGCTTGCTAGGTCTGGCGATTGTATTTGGCTGGTTAGAGAAATAATAAAAGATAGAGTGGATTTTAGTGTAGCTCTTGCGGAAGAATTGGATTCTGTAGTTTTAGATATCGACGCAATCCTACCAAAAACCGAGGAAGTGAAATAATGGATATCTCAATCATTAAATCAAAGAAAGTTTGTGGCCCATTACGGTATCTTTTGGGTATTTGCTGGGGTGAACAACAGATTAGAATAGGGTTTATTTTGTTCCACGTTGTTATTCTATTTCCTGCTAAGCGGAGAAGATAATGCAACTCTATCTAGTATGGAACGAAGCTAAAACAGAATGCGTTGGGTTTGCTGATGAGAAGTCTGCGCGATATGCATCTGAAGGCTATTACGCTTGGGATGCAGACACAATGAAATTCACGGAGCTTGCTGATTCATGGGTTGATATACATGGCTCAAAATCAGACGATAAGCTGCCAATAACCGAGATCGAGGTGTGATATGACTCCACTACAACTTAAAGCCTTGCTCGTTGCTCTAATGTGCGGAGATTGTGTTATTCCTCCTATTGAGCATCAAACACTTGTCGATTATGCCAATAACGAATCACGGTTGCATGGGTTCAAAAACTGGATCGATGCATACCACAATATGTAAAAATTTCTTAAATAGTTTATAGGTAAAATATGAAAAAGTACTGGTCATGTGTTTTAGAAGTTGATGTTGATGGTGATCTTCCAAGTGGTTCTGATTTTCCTATGAGGGTTTCAGTTGTAGGATCTGCCGAAATTCTTGGCTTCACTGTAACCGCACTAAGTAGCGGCTGGGGATTAAGCGAGAAAGGCGCACAGGCTGTTATAAACGAATCATGCAAAGACGAAAACCAGATTTCATCAATTGATATTTAAACTCTTCACAGATAGATTATAGGAATGAAATATGAATAACGAACTAAACCAAAGAATCACCCGAATCCAAGAAATCTGCGGCGCATGGGGATTATACGAGCCGGGTAATAGCTCAGCTATCAAGCAAGCACTAAAGGCTACCAGCGAGATAGGAGAGCTTGCAGACGCTGTTCTCAAGAATGACATTGACGAGATCAAAGACGCTATTGGGGATATCTTTGTTTGTTGGGTTAATTTTTTAAAACTTGATCCACATAGCATCTATAAATGGGGTTACGATACCGAAGACCATCTTGACTCCGAGAAGATAATTTTACTTCTTAGGGGGCGCCCTCCTCAGCTAATTCATCTGAACGTAATTGCAAATCAATATTATTTGAGCTTGCTAGAATGCATAGACGCTGCTATTGAGGTGATTAGTAAGCGTAAGGGCAGGATTATCAATCAAGTATTTGTGAAGGATGAATGATATGAACTTAGAAGAGTGCAGGCAGGAGTTCGAGAAAGCTCTTAAAGAGCGACCAATCAATGTTTCTTTTAGTGGTGAATATAATTCAATGGCTGCTGGAGATGAGCGGCCATTCACTTACGATGATGATCGTCTTAACCATGCGTTCTACGGCTATCGACTTGCAAAAGGTTTAAAATAATCAATTAATTTTTTGACACTTTGCTCCAGTGGAGCTAATATACAAATGCGGCTGTAGTTTCCTTAGAGGATATGCCGCAAACAAACGCGCTGTGGTGGCGCAAATACTAGCAAGGTGTGTAGAGACTTATTAAGTAGGGCGTGAACGTGGGATTATTTAAATCCACCTTGCGGCCCGCGGTCAATACCACCGCCCTACTTAATAGGTCTTTTTTATGTCCGCAATATCTGTAATTCCATCTGATTTAAAGATGACTAGCCGCGAAATAGCGTTAGTTACCGGAAAAGAACACTTCAATGTAAAGCGAGATATTTCTGCAATGATTTTGCAGTTAAATAATCCGCATCTATTGCTTAAAGATTGCCCTGATTTTCACCCCTCAGATTTGAATGGTCACGGAATCACTCTTTCTACATTCGATCATTGCGGAAACGCTTACGACGAATTCACATTAAGCCAAGAATATTGTCTTTTGCTTGTTAGCGGTTATAGCGTATCGCTTCGTCAGAAAATCATAAAGCGATGGCAAGAGCTTGAATCGCAGCAACAACCTAAACATATTTTACCACAATCATTCGCAGAAGCTTTAATGCTGGCAGCCAATCAAGCCGCTGAATTAGAAGCTGCTCGCCCCGCTGTTGCATTTGTAGAAAAATACGTTGAATCCACTGGCAACATGGGATTCCGTCAAGTCTGCAAGCTTCTTAAGATTAAAGAGAATGACTTTCGCGCATTCCTACAAGATATGAAAATCATGTATCGCCTAGGTTCTGAATGGATGCCATACGCCAATCACATCGACGCTGGGCGCTTTCATGTATCAACCGGTACATCTGACACCGATCATGCATTTAACACAGCCAAATTCACGCCAAAGGGTGTTGAGTGGGTCGCTAAATTATGGAGTGAGAAATAATGGCAGACATATTGAAGTTTGATGTTATTAATTCTATGCCAAGACCAATAATTGCCACATTTTATGGCGGCGACGAGTGGGAAGTGGAAAGTATTGAGGTTCAGACGGGACTTATGAGAATTTTTGTCTGTGGACTTTTGCAGGTAATGCATTTTGGTGATGTTAAATCACTTAAAGATGGCGATGGGATAATTTATATATCTGACGATATTTATCACGATTAATTTTTAACAGTTCATTCGCTAATGCCTTGACGCTGTTAAAACGCAACCAGAAACGATTTAAGACAGTTTAATGATTTACCAGTACCACAGTTCATTTTTGCTGAGTTAACACTGTAAAACGAAATTCAGCAGTGCGGGAGCCGACACAATAACCACGGGCTTATAAATCACGGCAATGTTTACCCTTTATATCCGTGTCACCTAACTGGGAGCCAGCAAGTACCGCCCTATTAAGTACCGTAGCCATGGTACCAAATGGTGGGAAAAGGGGAGCCTATACTTAAGAGAAAGAGAATGAGCAAGAAACGAACAAAGAAACTACACTTAAGCGAATCTGATAAATTACTTGAAGGGTTGTACGAGATTAGTAAGGCTGGAACGGTTAATTCAGAAAAGGCTAGATCGTTTATAAATTGGTGGTTATCGAATCAATCATGGACTGAAAACCAATGGGCTTATATCCGACACTTGATCGCGGATCACCGGAAACCGAAAATTAAGATGGAGGTTGATAGAAAATATCATCTCTACGCAATAAGCGATGGCACCGCGCTAAAGATTGGATTTAGCTGCGATATACCAAAGCGCTGTAAGTCGATGCAAACAGGGCATCCAACGAAGTTAAAGGTGGTCTGGAAGTATTACGTTGGCAAGGATAGAAAAGAGGCCATGAAGCTTGAGAAGACGCTGCACAGGTTTTGTAAAAAAGAACGAATACGAGGGGAGTGGTTCACATTATCTGCCAGCATGAAGCTTGAGAAATTTCAGGTTAAGCGCACAGATAAAGACGACGCAGAAATGGATATAGTTATCTCTGCAATCCAAGCTCTCTAATGAATACTATTAACTAAAATAAGGTGAAAATATGAGTGAATATGCGTTTGCAGGGGAAGTGATTAAATTGACACAAGTTGATCTGGATAAGTGGTTTAAAAAATATCCTGCGCTAGACTTGGTTCAAGAGCTTGATCAAATGGACGAGGAATTTAGCATTAGGGCAAGGGAAGGCGCACCGGTTAAAAAGTGGTTCAGTGAGGCGTACGCGCGCTTAAACGGCAGAAACAAAATAGCGGAGAAGAACAATGCAAGATCTACAGCATTTAATGGGTCAGGTAGTCAGCGAAAGCTTGGGCACGCAGAAACCACAAGAGCGCAAGCGCAAAGAGCCCTACAGCGCATCGACGCTCAAGCTGGTAATTCTAACCTTTACGCGGATGGCGGATCTCTTTGGATCGAAGGCCAGCAATAGAGGCATAGTGATTTACGAGTCAAAGGTTCATGAGGAGAAAGGCATATTCTCAGAAGCTATTGAATTGTGGTGCAGAAAGCTTGGTGATTTAACGCAAGATGATTTCAAGCGCGGGATGGAAGGGCTTGAGAAAAAGGCTGAGGATGCGTACCGAGAAGGCGAGGAAATGTGGCCGCCAAGCTATGCAGAATTTAGGGCTCTATGCTTTCCAAAGAATGACCGTGACAGCGCTGCGCATAAGGTTTTAGAGCATGTATTGCTGGCACCGATAGAATCGCCAGAAGACAAGGAAAAGCGCCTTGAATTAGGCCGAAAGGAAGCGGCAAGACTACTGGGGATGTTCGACGAACCGGAACCAGTAAAAGAGATCGACAACACTTTATCAAAACAACGGCTTCAAGAAGCTATGGAGAAACTAAGATGATCGGGGAGAAAGATAAGCAGCTGGAAAAGTTTAAAAAGTCTCAGGATGAAATGCGCGGGTTAAGTAATCGCTGCCCGCAAGGCATCCAAAACTGGGATTACGTGAAAACCGTACACTACAAAAAAGTGATGAAAGAGTGCGAGAAATTCATCAAACTTAAGCCAACGAATGACGATAAGCAGTTTATCAGAATGGATAACAAATTAACCGAACTTAAACGTTTTTATAATTGAGGTGATTTATGATTTCAGCATTAAAGCCGGATGAATTATTGCGCCACGCAGATCCGAAAACAGATCTTGAAAAAGCGCTATTCAAATGCGCAGAGTATTTTCAGGAAGAATATATAGGCTACAAGCATCAAGCAGAAAATCCAGATCTTAGTGATTTTGATGAATTCAATGATTTGTTCGCCGAAAAAGATCAATTGGATGATGAGATTGATGAGCTAAAAGAAGGTATTGCCGAGGCATTGCTGGAGCTTTCTGGTGAGGTTTCCGAGGATGATATTGCTAACGCAATTAAGATTCTGGAGAATTTAAAGTGACCTATCACGAGCGCCTAACCCTATTTCTGATGTACGCCGACAAATACGGCCTACAAATAATTAAACCAAACTTCACGCCAGATGATAAATCTAGGTCGTGGGCAAATTAAGAGGATGGAAGAATGATTAGATATTTGGGCTGTGGTTCAAGGTCAAAATTTACAACTTCACAAGCTTACAGGCTTAGCAATTTAATGAAGATTAAATGCAAGCCAAGAATGCCAATGTGTAAGTAATTTCAGACAATTAGATTAGGGGTGATATGTATGAGTAAGTGGAAACCGATTGAGACAGCGCCAAAAGATTGGACGTATATTCTTGGCTTTCAAGATGGTTATGGAACCCAAATAACTTTTTGGGATAAAGATCATGATGGCGGACGCGGTGGGTTTAGAACTTTTAGGCACGGTTGGAGCCCTACCCATTGGATGGAATTGCCGGAGCCGCCAAAATGAGAGAAGAGGCGCAGCTAGATCTCTTTATCCAATATCCAGGATGGGAGGAATGGCGAGATGGTTTGGACTGGGTAGATTCTAATTCCGAATCGGTATAGTGGAATAGGTGAATTTGTTTGACGGTAACGCGATACCTTTGCTAATATACATACATGGTGAAGCGAAAGGCGCGGCACGAATAGAAAAGGTAGAAGCGAAATGACTACTAAAATTAAGCACCAGGCAACAGTAAGTAGCGGAAAAGTTTTGACTCGTTCATCTAAACGTATGTACTCGCATGCATGGGCATTCGTAAAAGAAGACGGAAATGTATTTACTTATGGATTTTCAGGAAGTTATGAGCTGGCTAAAAAATCAGCTAATTCTTACTTGCAGTATGTCGGATACAAATCATCAGAAATTGAAATAGTCGAAGCAATCGCCGCCTAACAAGCGGCTTTAACCGGTAATCAAACATGAAGTCAAAAGCAGAGTTGATGCGTAGATTAAGAGCTGCAAAAAAGGCTCAAGGCTTGAAGAAGTTCGAGGTTTACATCGCCGACAACAAAGAGGCTGAAGTGGATCTAAAAATGTACGTGTCATATCTAAACCAAAAATACAACATGATGAAGATAGGAGAATAAGATGATTGATTTGAATGAATACAAAGACAGATTCAGTAGATTAGGGAAATTATCATCTTTAAATGCAGATATTGAAGAGATAATTGACCGCGCCATAGCCGCCGAATCAGAGCGCGACCAACTTAAAGCAAAGCTTGCTGAGCTGGAGAGCGCCAAGCCAAAAGATAGGGAATTGCGTCAGTTGTATATTGATATGACTAATTGCGACTATTACGGAGAGGACGATTCAGCGCTTGGGCATATGGTTCCCAGCAAAATGATTGACTTATTTGGAGAGTTAATAGGGTTTACTAACAAGCCGAAAGATAGTGTTGCACAACGCATAACCGAGCAAGATGCGCGGGCGATAGCTCTTTCATCATTTAGACATATGTCGCAGTACGGCGGAAGAACTGTTGAGACATGGTTAGAAGAGGATAGCCTCGCCCTGCTCGCCAAACTAAACGAACACCGCGAGCCTGTCGCCAATAATAGCGAGCATGTTAACAATGAGCTGGCAGAAACGCTTGAAAAATTAAAAGTTTGGTTTCCGCGCCTTCTGAATCACTACGAAAGACAATCTGACCTGAATGGATTTTCAGTTGATATTTCATATGAAATGCTTAAGCGCTGCCGATTTCACATAGATTTACTTGCTGGCTTAAAATCAGTCACCCCCAATAAGGCAGAAGTGAAACCTTGGCAGCCGATTGAAACAGCTCCTAAAGACGGATCAATGATCTGGATAACTGACGGCAAGAAAATAACCGTTGCTCTTTGGTATAAAGGAAATACGGACGATTATTGGAAAGATTGGTTTTTAAGTTCTGGCGTTAATAAAGAAAAATTAACTGCTTGGATGCCGCTACCACTCCCACCGCTAAAGGATGAATAACATGAAAGCATGGCACAACTTCTGGTTCTGGTATCACACATCAATAGGAATGAACCTATACTTCAGTGTAGATGGCTTATTGCACCACATGAACAGAGCTGAAATACATGAATTGGCGGCTAAGAAGAATATGGGGGTGGATGGTGATTAAGTTTATAAAGCAATTATTTTGCAGGCATGAGCCTTCGCCATTCAGGGCTTTGAATCAGCTTCCGTGCGACCGCTCTATAATGTGTCAAAAGTGCTTGAAGAAATATATTCCAAAGGAAAGATCATGAGCCTATTCACACTATTCGAGAATCTTTACATATCTTAGCGTGACTACTATTGACGAGACTAGTCTCCTGTGAGATTATAGCTACATGGTGAAGCGCAGGGCTGAGCCGAACAGGGGATAAAGAAAATGACTAAATTTAATTACCGCCACAGCTTGCAAACTTTAAACAAAGCGCTTTCATCTGTTGGTCATAAGTTCAATTTTATAATGCAAAGCGGAAATCCTTGCTGGGTTTTGTATGAAAATATAGGTTCAGCTCCCGCTGTTTGTGGTTATTACTATACCGCTACCGACGCAGCCGAAATTGCAACTACGCTGATCAACAAGTAATGAAAAAATCAGCAGCACAGTTAAAGCGTGAGCAGCGAGCAAACAATGTTGCTCTTGGTAGAGTTGTTAATTTCCAGAGACAGGTAACTAAAGACGAGGCTGAGGTAATGTCAAAAGCCTTGGCTGAATTCAGAAAGGAAACTTCAAAATGAGTATATTTAAATTATTTGAATCGCTATACGCACGCCTGCCCGCGGTAATCAAAGCTCGCGGCAACAAGCTTGCAACAATACGCAAGTGGATAGAATTTTACTTTAACGCTAAGCGCAGTGGTTGATATGGGCGAGTCTTGGACAGTTAATAGCGAGCAGACAAAGAAGGCTTACATTGCCAAGGTAGAGAAAGATTTTGCGGAACACAAATACTTAACCTATGTGCCGCCTCGCATTGGAATAGATAGGTCGATAGATCAAAACAGCCTTCTGCATGTTTGGTGCACCGAGTTCGCCGCATACCTAACTCCGTGCCACACGAAAGAAGTAACCAAGGGCATGGTAGAGGGCATAAAGAAAACGATCAAAGGGCTGTTCTATCGCGAAAACCCTTTTGACTGGATGCTGCATAAAGTTGTGTGTCCATTAACAAAGCGTGAAAAGGTAGACTACACTTCAAGTGCATCGTGGAAAACTGGCGAAATGTTTTTAGTTTTAACGTTCATGCAGAATTTCGCCGCTACTCAGGGTTGCGTGCTTGAGTCGCGCGGAGAATTTAATAAATTACAACGAAAGCAAAATGGGGGATAAGATGAGCAGATCAGTTGCGGCATTGAGTACAAACAGATACGGGCTTGACGCAAATTATTTTTCAGAAAAATTGCAATTAATCCTAAGAGATTTAGATAATTATAAGCCAGATGAAATGGCTAGATCGCTTTCACGGTTAGCTATTGTTGCTGATGAAAATGTTCTGCAGGAGCCCGAATTTAAATTTTCTCATTGGAGAGATGTGGCAATTCATGGACTGCCAGATAACAATCAAGAAGTTTTAATGGTTCGTGATAATAAAACTGTTTGGGGCGCATGGCTGGGGGATTCTTTTTGGTGTGGCGGCAAAAGATGCGCTGCATTATATTGGATGCCTATGCCGGAGCCACAAAAATGAACCCACTAGATGCGATAGAAGCAGTAAGAGAAGCTCAAGCAAGCGCTAACCTATCACGCAAGCCCTGTTCAATCGTAAAGTACCACGGAGAGCTAGTAGTGATGCTAAAGGTTAAGGCGGTTGAGCTTGGGTATGAAATTTTGGAAACGTGTTCCCCAATTTTGGTGAGAAATTAATATGACAACGGCCTTTTTGACGACAGCAATGAAGCCAGTAAAGCCAAAAGAATCCAAGTGCAAGAATTGTCGAGGCAAGTTTATCAAGACAAGCTCATTCGCTTGCTGCTCAATGGCTTGTGGGCTTGATTATCTGGATAAGGCCGCAGCAAAGAAAGTTGCTCGCGAAAAGCTGAATGTAGAGCGCGGATACCGTAAAGACAAAATTGAATTCAATCGGAAAGATGTAAAGTGGCAGCACAAGCAATGCCAGCCAGCATTTAACAAGCTTAGACGTCTCCAGGAGTTAAAGTGGTTCGCGCAAAATGGTCTTGAGCCTACATGCATAAGCTGTGGGAAGAATAAAGGTAATGATGAGTGGGCAAACGGGCACTTTAAATCTGTTGGGTCTAGCTCTTACTTAAGGTATGACATTAATAATAGTTATCTTCAGCACAATAAGCGGTGCAATAGCGCATTGTCTGGGAATATAGAAGGCACCGCCACTACGCATGGATACAAGCAAGGGTTAATCAATCGTTTTGGTGATAAAAAAGCTAACGAGATAATGGACTACTGCGAAAGGTTTTCATCAGTTGTGCATCGATTTGAGTGGCAAGATTTAGAACGTATGCGCAAAGATTGGAATAAAGAAATCAGAGAATTGGAGAAATATTTAAATGATCAATAGATGTGAAAAATGCCACGGCTACTACTTAGTAAAGATGCAAACCGCTACCAATCCAGTAACCGGTAAAATGGGAATGATTGTTTGCGGCGATAAGAATTGCGGTCATATTCATAGCTGGCCAGACAAGAATTAATCTTTACCTTTCTTTACAATTAACCCCTTTGCGGTAAGGCCTTACTATGAGATAGTGCTCTCACTGAAGCAAATAATGGGTATTTCCAAAACGGAAACAACCAGTATATAAGGGTTATAATATGTACGAATGGGAAAATAAAATAGATAAAAACCGAATAGCCATAAGAATAGTTGAGCTTAGGGCCGAAACAAAAAGGATATCTAATGTAACCCTAAGAGGTGATTTTAAAAATCAAGATGATCGAACCTATTGGCAAGCCAAGCTTAAAAAATTAACAGGCGAGCTTTCCGCTCTTGAGCAAATGAAATGAAATTCACAAGAGCAGAAATAACCGCAAAAAGCGAGGCTAAGAAGCGCGAAGATGGGATGATTCTGAAGCGCCACTGGATACCTAATAAACCTGAAGCCATTGCAGAGCTTAAGCGTCAGGCAACTTTAATCAACAAACAATACGGTGACCTATGAACATACAACCACTACCACCGATACACAGAGTAACCGCTCAGACTTCAAGATATGAACGCAGATTAATGTTCGGCCAGACTTATGAGCGCTGCTTGCCTCATTTTGACTGGCGTGTTGTTAGAAAGTCTTGACGCCTGACAAGGCCCTGCGTAATGCGGTGTTCTAATTCCGTCCGCAAGATTGACTTGTTAAATGGGCATTAAGATGGAAATTGAAAGATTGTTACATGTTGCGCGACACACTGAAAGCGATAAAGAAGTGCTGGAAATGATTATTTCAAACCGCATAAATTACTATTGCGGCGATGAAATTGGTGCGGCTGTGACAATCAAAGATTTCAGCTTACTTGCTGATGACATTTTAAAGTGGCGCCAAAGCAAGGCCATATAACGCTCGGATAACTGGTGCAAGCAAAGTAAAAACTAATTACGGAAATAAGACTATGAGAAACGAACAAAACCAAAGCGACACTAAGGCGCATCCAGTTGATACGCTTGTTATGTTGGCCTGCCCGTTCTGTGGTGGAAATGCAGCATTAGAGTATGAATGCACAACAAGCAGACACCATAGCGACCATAAAGACAATTACACAGTAAGGTGCGAAACGCCAAGATGCTTTGGCAGAAGTTCAGTCTGGAAAGCGTATAACGAAAAAGAAGAGGCGATTTCACGATGGAACACGCGGGCAATATAACGCCAAGTTCAGCCAGTGGCGGGGAGTAAGTAAATAATGGCCGATTCTAGCGCCATCGGCTGCAACTTTTTGTTATATGAGCGCAACACTACGGAGTGAATATGCGGGTTTTGAATTTATATGCAGGGCTTGGGGGGCAATAGAAAACTTTGGGAGGGTTGTGAAGTTACTGCGGTGGAGCTTGAGCCAAAAATAGCGGCGGTTTACAAAAGACTGCATCCTGGTGATGAGGTTGTTGTGGGTGACGCGCACCAGTATTTGCTTGATAACCACGATAAGTTTGATTTTGTATGGTCAAGCCCGCCATGCCAGACGCATAGCAAGATGGCAAAAGCTACGCGCCACAAATTACGGCGATATGTTGACATGAGCCTGTACCAAGAAATTCTATTTTTAACGCACTTTTTTAAAGGTAAGTTTGTTGTTGAAAACGTAGCGCCACACTACGAGCCTTTGATTAAGCCGAGCGCTCGCGTAGGACGACATATGTTTTGGTCTAATTTTGAATTCAGCGCTGAAGAAGTAAAGCAGCCGCCAGACTTCATAAACATGTGCAATGTGAATGGTAAAAAGACAATGCAAGATTGGTTGGGAATTCACTACGAAGAAAACATTTACTACGGCACAAACCATTGCCCGGCCCAAATTTTGAGAAATTGCGTTCACCCGCGCATGGGATTGCAAATATTCCAGCAGGCGAACGCCATATAACAGTGGAATATACGGTCTGCACTACATATTTCCTATACGTCTAATAGGATTATATATTTAATAGGTTTTATAAATAACGTTGTTAAATAATGGGGAATGATATGAGCGCTTATGATTTATTTGAGCATCACAATGATGAGGCTTTAAAGTTTGACAGAGTTGAGGTAAAGAATTCAAATCGTCCAGACTTGCATGCATTTATATTGCTCGACAAGCTGCCTCCAGGCAAGGGCGATATTGTTTGTTGCGCTGAACATGACCAGATTTGGTTTAATGTAAGCAGCGAGCAAATCGAAACTATTTCTGAGGATCATATTATTGAGCTTTTGAGATGCGGAATTTATTACGATAACGAAACAGATTCGCTTTATTCTTTTGTTTGAAATTAACCCTAATGCTCAGAACCCACCCGCAATCAGCGGAAACAGAGGATATATGAAAGACATAGATTTAAGTTTAGTAGAAATAGAAGAGATAGAATTAAAGCCAGTTTCTATATATCCGAATCAATGGGTAAATAAGCTGCAAGAATCGGTAAACGGTAAAGGGGTTGAAACAAGCTTCGACAATCGTGTTAAAATAGTCGACAAGATAGACGTCTGGGAATTAAGATAGTTTTATGGTGAGGGTAGCTCAGAATTGCTTAGAGCAGTGGTCGCACCGCGGGTCGCTGGTTAAAGTCCAGCCCCTCGCCCAATATTCGCCGAAAGGCACAAAGAGCAGAGCGAGCAGGCTGTGCGGGTTAGTAGTTGGCGCCAGTGAACGCCCACCCATTACTGCTACCGAGGGATGAAAGGCTCTCAACTAAGCCTCAGCTAAACACTGGGGCTTTTTCTATTGCGATAGACATAAACCCACATAGCATATAAAATTGCATAAACTGTTATGTGGGTTATTAATTGATGTTTAGGCGACTTTTTCTGGCGTTGCTAATAACGCTATCCATATATTCAATCCCTCCAATGCTTTATAATGTGAGCGGGCATTGGGCATGGATTGATGCTGCATTTTGGTCATGCACATATGTTGTGCTGATTTACAGATACGCAAAAACCCGTCTGATGCCCCTCATGCTTGCTGCTGAATCACTTGCCTTGTTTTCCATGATGATTGCATTCACAGAGCACTATGTCGTAAAGCAAGATTGGTTCTTCTATCAAAATTATGAATCGATTATCAATGCATGCTTCACCGCCGAATTAATCATTATTGCAGTGGGAGTAATCGATGGAGGGGCAGCTAAAAGAATTCAGCGTGTTTGGCACCTTCTTATTGATAGCATTTCACACCGCCGTGGCCTTGTATTTTCTTGGGAAAAGCTTGTATGAGCGACACCGAAACCGCAATGCACGCGATAAACACCGCCGCGACGACAAAAGTAAATAGCGCGATAGGCGGGACACTTACAAACGGATCGATAGCTGGCGGCTCGGTGGCTGCGGCAAACAACCCAGAAATACTCGGAAATTACCTTTCGACCCACTATTTCGGCGTTCTTTCATATTCAGAGTTAATAGCTGTAATTGGCGCAACGTGGGTAATGATACAAATCCTTAAAACCATAGTCCCATTCATCATTAATCTAGTGAGAAACATCATGCCAAAGAAGCCGGTAAAACCCACGTCAACACAAAGCACAGAAGTAAAAGTAAAGAAGCCTACTAAAACCAAGCCAAAAGCGTAATCAAAAACGAGTAAAAGTTTATGAGAATGCCAGCCGCCAGAATGCAGCAAAGCAAAGTCCTTAATTCGGGCGGTGGCGCTCCTGCGCCTGCGTGGAATCAATACATGTTCGCCACTCAGTGGAATGTTGTTAATAACAGCAAGACCACGGCTCCTGCAAATAAGGGCGGTTACATAAGCCGATCTGCTCATTTCGTTGGGAGCAAGCCATTATTAAAAATGCGGTTCATTTGGATCAATAGACATATTGGCTCAAGCTCTACCGGTATGGGAACCGCTCCCGGTAATGCATTCCCATTGACTGACGCAAGCGCTGAATATAACGGCGTAACCTACCCCATTCCATTCTCATCATTGCGCTCTGTCACTATTGGTGATGGGCTTGCGGTGTATTCAGATATTCTTGATGTGCCTACGGTAATGGGCACGCCAAAGCTGGCTGTTGATGATCGAATTGACGTTAAGTTCAAAGGTCTAGTTACTCCGGGGCAGTTCGTTGAAGCATCTGCGCCCCGCGGCAACACGGTAATTAGTGGGCAGCAAATATACTTCTACGATCCGACAAAGGTTGTCATGGGCTCAACTGATGACCCTGGTCCGTACACTTGGACATATCAAAACGGCGGGACAGCAACAGATCTGGCTCAAAATTCTAGCGGCTGGGTTCCGTTCGTTATCGGGGTGCACGAATCAGCTCCTGATGTATGGATGGCTTTCGGTGACTCGATGACTGCCAACACCGGTGATACCGGGATGAACACCTCCGGAACCGGTTGGTTCCAGCGTGTATTAGGCATGTTCCCCACTAAAGGGGCAGGGCTTAACTTCTCGGTCCATGGCTCAACCGGTAGGGCTGGATTGGATGACCCGGTATTCACGGATTTATTCAAGTATTGTAATCTTGCTATTTTGTTCAAGGGTGCAAACGACTTCGGTACTGGCGGTACTTCAATCACTGCACCGCTATTCCTTGATCGCATGACGCTCGCCAAAACAAAGATTCAGGCAGCTGCGCCAGACATAAGTGCGTTCTTAATATGCAAAACATGCCCTCGCACTAACTCCACGGATAATTGGGCGACAGAGTTAAATCAAACGCCTTTGACTAGGTGGGATACATCTGCTGGCAATCCATTGGTATACAACACGATGCTCCCTGCTACATTTGATGACGTAGTGGACTTTGACTCTATTCGAGGTGTAGTGAGTGTTTATAACTTCCTGCCCAACACAGCATACGACACGACTCACATAAACCAAGCCGGTCAGACATTACAGGCAGTAAACGCTATGCCAAAAATGCAAACTTACATGCTAAGATAGTGTTACAATATAACGCATGGGAGTGAAAGCCTCCCTTTCCATCAACAATGCCCTGGTAGGGCGGAGGTTAAGCCGGTGGCTGATACCGCGAGTCAAAAGATAGAGAATTTCTGCCAAGAGTACATAAGAACCGGCAATGCTTCAGAGGCATACCGTGTTGCATATAACTCTACCGCAAAGCCTGAGAGCGTTCATGTAAGCGCCTCAAGACTAATGGCTGACCCTAAGGTAGCGCTAAGGATCAAAGAGTTGCGGGAAGAGACGCAAGAAGCCGCAATGTGGTCAAGAATAGACAGCCTTAACATCCTTTCTTCAATCGCAAAAGATGACGAAAACATCCAGCCTAAAGATCGAGTTGCAGCCGTTAAGGTAATCAATTCTATGTTTGGATGGGATAAGCAAGTAATCGAGCAAACCACCACTCACAAGATTGATAAGTCACTTGCGGAGCGCTTAACTGGTGGAAGTCGCCGATAACCACTCTACGGCTAAAGACTACCTAAGCCGCATAAACGAATTATCCCTAATTGATTTAGCTGATGCCATGACATACAAATGGTTTCGGCTAAACGTGCTTTATCACATCAAGGATAAGAACGGCCAAAAGGTTCTTTTTCAGCCTAACCAGGAGCAAGAAGCTTTCTATTGTGGGCAGCATGGTAGAGACATAATCCTAAAAGCTCGCCAACTTGGTTTCACGACATTCAAAATGATAAGCGACCTTGACGACTGCTTGTTCATTTCAAACTTCAGCGCTGGCTGCATATGCCACAACCTGGAAGATGCTAAGGACATATTCAGAAACAAAGTTAAATACGCCTATGAGCAAATCACGCAGGATCAGCGCGACTTAATACTTTCTCTTGGGTATCGGTTGCCCGTACCTGTCAGATCGGAAGAGCGTCGTGTAGGGAAAGAGTGTAGATCTCGGTGGTCGCCGTATC